GCCGCCGATGCCGAGCATGCGGCGCTCCTCCGCGTAGAGCCTGAAGCCCCCGCCCGGGTTGTAGATAGAGGCGGACGCCGAGTAGCCGTCCGCGCCCTGCGAGACGCTGGAGAATCCCGCGTAGGCGTCGGCAGACTGCGTGCGGCGGACGACGAGGCACGTGACGTACGTGAGCGCCGCCGCCTGCGCCTCGTCGTCCGGGTCTACCGCCACGCCCGCCCGCGCCATCTCTGCGGCCACGAAGAGCGACGCGTCGGACAGGGCCGTCTCCAGCCTGCCCTCGTCAGCGACCTCGCCGTAGCGCGCCTCGTAGTCGGCGACGGTCGCGAAGGGCGTCACGATGCCCCCGCTATCGCTTCGAGCAGCTGCGCCTTGTTGCCCTTCTTCGGCAGCTCGATGCCGCGCCCCTTCGCCCACAGCCTGATCTCGGCAATGGTCGATTCGGCGTTCGGCGCGTCCGCCTGCGTCTCGGGCTCGTCCCGCTCTTCGGCCTCGTCCGCCTGCGTCTCGGGCTCTTCCTCGGGCTCCGGCCGGAATCCCTCGTCGAGCAGCGTGTAGCCCTGGACGATGCGCGCCGCCACCTTTGACGGGGCGACGTCGTGCACCGCGCCCGTGAAGGGCGCCGCCATCCGAACCATGTGCCCCTCCTTATGCCGCCGGATAGGTGTCCGTGAAGCGCGCGAAGCAGTCCTCGTCGGCGACGACGAAGCCGACCTCCATCTCGCAGCGAAGGGCGAACATGTTGCGCTGCCAGAGGTTGATGGAGTTGGTGCCGTCGTTGATCGTGGCCTGGTTGCTGTACTCGATCGTAACATCCTGGACGATTCCGTAGTAAGCCTTCGACCAGTCGCCGATGAAGCCGACGGTGTTCGCTGCGGAGCTGCCCGCCTTGTAGGCCGCATGGCGCGTGAGCGTCGGGATGCCGAAGAGCGGGCTGTTCGCTGAGTAGTTCGGGAAGATCGGCTCGCCCGAGCCGCTGTCGTAGCGCGCGGACATGACGATGCCGTTGCCCTGAGGGGACATGACGATGCCGTTCGCGTTGCCGCCCGCGACGGCGATGTCGTTGATGCCTCCGACGATCGCGCCGTAGGGGTCGGCCTGGAGGTCGATGGCGTCTGCGGCCGCGAGCGTGTCGAAGTTGGTTCCGGGTGCGGTGCCGAAGAACACCGTGCTGTCGAACTTCTGCGAGAGCGCGTAGGGAACGCGCTCGACGATGGCGTCGTAGAGCGCCGCCTCGTCGCGGCGGAACTGGTCGGAGAACGGGACGATGACGGCGAGCTTGTAGGGCTGCATTACCTTGTTCGCGAAGGTCGGCTCACTGACCACCTTCTCGGTCGATTCTACCGTCCATGCGGGTTCGGGGTCGCCCGTGATCACGTTCATGGTGATGCCCGAGCCTGGGATGACGAGGCGGTTGGCGAGCTGCATGACTGCGGAGCCTTCGCGAACGCCCTGGATGACGGTATCGACGAGCACGGAGGGAAGCGCAACTCCCGTGGTGCCTCGGTTGACGTCAATTTTCGTGGTGGAAAGTGCCATAGGTTGCTCCTATCTCTGGATTGCCTGGAAGAACTCGTGGAACGCCTGCTGCGGCGTGCTCGGCGACCCGCCCGGCTTCGCGCCGTCGGCCTTGAACACCTGGGCGGACGGCTGGCCTTCGGCGAACGCCTTTATGGCCTGCGCCTGGAGCTCCATCGCCTTGCGCTCGGCCTCGGTGAGGAGCGACGCGGGGATGCCGTACTTCTCGGACACCTCGGCGGCGTCCTTCGCCCGCTGCGCCTCGGCCTCGTACTCGGCGAGCCTTCGCTCGGCCTCGTCGGCGCGCTTCGTCTCCGCGTCGATGCGCTCGACGTCGGTCATGGATTGGGCCGCCAGCTCGTCGTAGCGCTTCGCCTTGTCGGCGTTCGACTTCGAGCGGTCCTCCCACTTGCGCGACTGCTTGCGCGCTTCCTCCAACTCGGCGGTGACGCGCTCGAATTCGGCCTTCCAGTCGGTATCGGGCTGTGCAGCCTGATCCTCGGTCGGCTTCTCGTCTGCCATAGCAGGCCCCTTTCTCCCGTGCGGGAATCGGTTGCGCCCCGTGCGGGGCAAAGAAAAAGCCCGCCGAAGCGGGCATGAAAAAAGCCCCGTGCGGGGCTTGATTCGGCTAGGTTAGGCTTTAGAAGCCCCTGCTTTCGCGAGCTTCTTCGCGCTGTTCGCGTAACCGAGCATGATCTTCGATCGTTCTTCTTCGACCGTCGTTCCGCGCTTCTCTGCGCGCTCGGTCGCGATGGCGTCGATGCTCGATTGCCAACGGTCGTATATCTCGTCGGTGTCGTAGCCCTCCACGTCGTCGCCGTCCCACCCAGCCACCACGCGGCAAAAGCATCCGCTGTGATAGTGGTCGAGTTTCACGCCGCCCGCGCTCATCTTCGAGCTGTAAACGAAGCCACGGCTCGCGAGCATCAGGCAGAAGTCGCACGTTTCGGAGCCTTGCGGAACGCGCGCGAACTTCGGGTGGCGCGTGTCGTTAGCTCCGTTGCGGAACATGGAGTTGCCGGCCGAACGCTTCACCTCGTAATCCATCCGCTGAAGCACTTGATCGTTGAACTTCTCCACTTCGCCGCGCTCGACGAAGCGCACGAACGATCTGATCGCGCGATCTGTCTTTTCAGGTTCGTAGCCGCTTATGGCAACGGCGCCCATCGGCTCGCCGATGCAGAGCGTTCTACTCGCGTCATAGAAGTCGGCGGACGCCTGCGCCGCGAGC